CACAGAAAAATTATGGAGGCGATCATCCCCAAAACTATATTCCCGCGCTTTGTTTCCGAGGACGCTTTCGATTTTGGATAGACGCTTATCAAGAATAATCTGGAAGTCTGATGTTTTCATTTTATCCCCCTCACAAAAAGTTAATGTGTTCCGGTCGATTTACAAAATTGTGAATGAACTCGTTTGTCGATTGGTGACGGCAATGCCCGGCGCAATCGTTATGAACGTCAAACTTCTTCTGCATATATTCAATCACGGACCAATAATGTTCTGAAGCCAAAATCTCTCCGATGGATTGTTTCGTGATATCCCCATAACAATATCGTTCGTCACCAAAAAGATATCCGCAAGGGTAGCACTTACCGTCCCCGGACATCTGAAAAAGAAGAGGTACGTCTAAGCAATGATCATAAGGTCGCCGGTAGCGGGTGGCAATTGCTGCAAATTTCACGATGATTTTTGTTTTGTCCGTTGACATTGCTTCTGCGTCTTTGAGCGTATGTACCACTCCGGCCTGGTCGAACCATTCCGCTTGAGGAACGACCATTTTGGAATTTTTTGGGTCTGAACACTGTTTGACCACAAAATAATCCACCCCGGCATCGATCGCAAATTTTGCTTCCCGGATAACATAATCCAGGGCGTGTTGAGTGAGGACCATTTGAAGTCCAATAGTGCATTTCGCGCCCAACCTTTCCCGAAGCCAAATGGCTTTCAAAATGTTCTCCATCACTTTCGGCCATACCGCAGCACCATGGACAATGGGGTAGCCTTCATCCACTGCGGACAAATTGAAACGAAGCCAGGTAAGCCGGGGAAGAATCTCCTCCAACATTGGATCCGGCATCCGTACTCCATTTGTCGCAATTGCCATATCAAGCCCATGATCCGCTCCGACCTTAATCGCGTCAGTCATTGCGGGATTGAGAGTAGGCTCCCCGTCCCCTACAATTGCGATCGCCTTAACTCCCACTTTTGGCGCGTCTTCAAAAAGCCGCAAAAGAGGCTGGGCAGGGATTATGGCCCCATTCATACCTTGGTGAATACCGTAACAGAACTCACAACGCAGATTGCACGCTTTGGTTATGCCTGCGTCAATGAGGATAGGACTTATCCTCTTCCCACGTATAAAATGTTTATGAACCCTATCCATGTGATGAATGAGCTTATTGCTATCTAGACACCACTTATCTTTTCGTTCCATGTTTTAACTCCTGTAATTTTAAACGGTACGCTTCTCTTATAGCTAAAGCACGAAGGGGTGTGGACTGTCCTTCCCGCCGAGTTTCTAAAATATGTTCGCGGAAAGCGATTGCTACTTGAGCTTCATCTTTCTTGACCAACAGAAAGGGCAGTATACAGCGCAGAAAACCTTCCGCTTCCATTGAACACAACACCCATGTGTACATATGGCTAAAATTATTAATTTTCAAGGATCCGCCAAAAGTCTTGTGCATCAAGGAAACGGCTTTATTACTCGACATCCCGACACGGACTTGGAGAGTGTACGCTGTCCCTTGTCGGTTTATCAAAATGCACCCTTCACCATCAATTAGCCCTGCCGCATATCCGACTAAAGCGAAGTCTTTCTGCTCGGTATATCGGGCCATTATTTTCTGGTGCTGTTCTAGTCTGCGCTTTCGCCTGGCTTCGATTCTCGGCTTATTGTATTTGGAACTCCACATGTGAGTAAATCTCCTTTGCTTCTAGTATAGCTTACGACAATACCTTGTCAAACCTTTTCTATTCTTACGCTGCAATGCCCACTTTCTTGCAGCCGGTTGGTTTTGAGTTTAATATCGCAAGGGTTACAAAGCCCATAATGCGAACACATCACATAGTCGTTCAAACAAAGCGCACTGGAATCATCTCCTCGGTAAAGGAAATGGTGACAAGGGTATTGTTCCCCGTTCGGCGCGAACAACATCTCACTCGGGTAGCATCGGACCATTATCTTTTTCAACCCCGTGATCGCATCCGGATATTTGTACGTCCCATGTTTTTCATCAAGATATTCTTTCTCTCGATAATCCAGACCAAATTCTCGGCACTGCCAGGCCACTTTTGCATTTCGCTTCTTCATATCCGGATGGCCTAATCCCCAAATACCCACAGAGTATCCCCGGTTTTGAAGAATATGAGCTTTGGTTGTCAAACAAAATTCATCAGTATTTTTATGGAATGAAAAACGAATCGAAGCATATGGCGCTTTGCGTTTGAACATTTCTGGGGTGGTGTTAGCCAGAAATTCATCGAGATCGAAAGCACCGTTTGTCAAAAGATCAATTCGGTGGCCTTTCTGGTGCAAGCGCATAACCAGATCATAGAAGCCAACATATTCCGTTGGCTCTCCCCCTTGAAGAGTGATGGGAAGATCCTCGCGGGTTTGAACACCTTTTAATACTTCCATCCATTCACTCGGGGCCAATTCCTGCCGCGCTTTTAAACCGCCAAAGCGATTGATGCAATACTCACAGCCCAAACGACATTTGAACGTAAGAAAAACGCCGATATAATTTAACATACCAGATACCCCCCTGCCGGAGATTCGATCCATTCTTTGAATTGATCACCGTTATATACCGGCATTCCGATCAGATTCATTAATTTTACGTCGTGATCTTTGCACCAATGGCATTCGTCAAGAAATTTAAAATAATCCCCTGACCCATTCCCGATCAATTTCACATTTTGATTTCTGAGAACGATATCGATTCGAATTTGTTCCAAAGATCGATACACCAGGAACGCCGCGATTGAATATATCACCGGGATCAAACCGACCTGGGCCATCCCTGAAGCAATCCCAACGGTCGCCTGCTCCATGATCCCAAAATTAAAAACTCTGGGGGGAAACAGCTTTTTCATTTCCTCCGTTTTTCCAAACCCCGAATCATTGATAAGAAGATAATGCCGTGCGTCGTTTTTAAAATACGGGACGAGTTCTGTCAAGACATTATCGCGTGTTACCATAGTGTCCACTCCCTGCTTTGTTGTGTTTGTTAACAAAATGAACGCTCGTATAAACGCCCATTCTATCCAGATATTTTTGCTCCAAGCGAAGACACTCTTCTCTTTTACAGAGTTTTAAAATTCTGAAAAACATAACCGTTCGCTGCATATCAAATACTTTTTGCAGATCCCGATTGGTGTGAATTCCATAAATAAGTTCTCGAAGATGGCTTAAATACCGTTTACGCAAGTTACCAGTTGAACCCACATATCTGTCTCGACTGCTACGTGTTTCAATACAGTAAACGCCTGGAAGTTGTGGAACCCAATCTAGAACACTAAGCGCAAAAACGTGCCTCATCACGATCGCCTTTCCTCTTCCGTCGGAATCCGGTAATGGAACTTCGGATCATTCTCCAGAGCCGGGAATCCCTTTCCTTTAATTGTTTTGGCAATGATGATCTGAGGCGTTGATAAAAGAGCGAGTAAAACCTCTTCATGGTCATGCCCATTGATGATCCAGGGTTCGAATCCCCACCCTTGAAAACGGTTGTGTAAATCATGCTGCAACACCTGGCGCACCGGCTCAATGGCTTGGAGGCCGTTATCATCGACAATGACCGTTAAATTGGTTAGCCGATGATGCGCGATAAAAGAAAGCGCTTCCCAATTCGAGCCTTCCTGAAGTTCCCCATCCCCGACAATGACATAGACGTGTCCGGAATCCCCTTTCAATTTTTTCCCAAATGCAATTCCGGCGGCGATAGGGAGGCCATGCCCGAGTGAACCGAGTCCTTCATAAGTTCCGCAAAGATCAAACGCCTCCCATTTCTCAGAACTTATTCGTCCTTGATCCGCTTCGATTGCATAAAGGCCGTAACATCCATGCGCTTTTGAGAGGATAACGACATCATTCTGAAACCAGGAGTCGTATTTCAAAACCGCCAGGATATCCAGGCATGAAAGAGATGGGGCGATATGCCCTTTCTTATTTTTACACGCCACACGCATTAAATCTTCTCGGAGGAATTTCACTTTGTTCTTCATTTGCGTATCCATTCTTTTCCGTTGATCTTTTCCCACTCTTGTTTTGAAAGGCCGTGGCGCAATCCTCTCTGCCGTCTTTTGACTTTTCTCCCCCGAAGTAGGGCAGGGGTTTTTTTCTTTTTGAACCACGTCCAGAATTTTAGGTTCATTTTTCCTTCTCCTCCGACTTTTTTGCTTCCGCAAATTTTACAGAAAGGTTGACCCCACTCCCACTAATTTCCAACGTCCCGCTGTGTTTAAACATATCCCCCGGTAGGATAATCGGGTATTCGTTTTTGATTGTCTGATGTGGCATTTGAAAATGCTCCCATGCGGCATGAATAAAAAGTCCCGCAGAGATCACGATCCCAATTGCCAAAATCACCGTGTTCACGATGAAAAACGTCTGAGCAATACCCGCCCAAAGTTCATTCATTTTCATGTTCCTCCCTCCTATACCATTCTCATTAAGAGATCCAATTGATCTCGAACTGGTTTTTCGTAGTACGAATAGAACACTCCGTTTTCTCGTCGCAAATGCCGCTCCCACCCGAGTTCAACAAGAGCTTGAGCCACACGGGATTGATCGGAGCGGGTAATCGATTTCGCTGGTACCCCAATATATTCAAGAATTTGATCCGTTGTGACTTCAATTGAATCACTATTTTCTCGTACCCATCGATTGACATTTACACGCATGGGATCTTCCGGCATTCGGGCTTGCGCCTCCATTGTCTGAATCTCTTCTGCCTCTCCGGTAAGATAAAGCGGTTCCTTATCATAAACTGCCCTGGCCTCTGCCCAAAGTTGATCGCAATGGTTTTCCAATCCCCGGAGATCCACCGGTCCGTTAAATCGCACCATCCAATACCGCCGATTTCCTGTCACATCTTTTAAATACCCGACCTGTTCCGGGTTCACGGTTCCGATAAAAATCGATTGCCTGGGAAAATCCTTTGCGTGTCTCTCGTATGCCAGACGCACGGTATCTTTCTCCCGAGTGATAAAAGACTTCAAAGCATTTGCGTCTGCCCATTTTAAAGCGGTCATTTCTGAGAGTTCAATCACCCATTTATTCAGCATCATAGCGACTGAATCTTTGCAATGGGGGTCCAGGTTCATATCCCCGGCCCAATTACGCCCCAGGATTCGGCAAGCGGTACTTTTCCCAATCCCCTGAGAACCTTCAAGAATGAGAACATGATCCCATTTGCATCCGGGTTCCATCACCCGTTTCACCGCAGCGCATAAAGTTTTTCGCCCGATCGCCCGAGTGTATTTGGTATCGATTGCCCGTCCGTAATCCATAAGCCAGGTGTCAATGCGCGGCTTCCCGTCCCATTTCAGGGCGTTTAAATAGTTTCGGATGGGGTGGTAATGCCGTTTGTGCGCTATCACGATAACGGCTTCTAAAACCGTCTGTTGGGAAAATTCAACTCGCACGGTCCGGGTGAAAAAGTATTTCAATAGGATAACATCTTCATCGGACAGGTTCGGCCCTTTGGTCCCGCGCTCTTTATACCAGGGAGCTGACGAATTAATTTCTACCATCCCTGAAAAAGCATTGTATCGAAAAGCGTCTTGAACTTGTGGCAGCGTGGCTAAATAATTCACGCAGTTATTGAGGGTTTTTTGTGGTGTGTCCGATTTTGGTTTGTAATCGAATCCCAATTTTCCGAAATCAATCTTCTCTCCCATCTCAATTGATTTAAAAATAGCGCCGACATTCAAATGCCCGGCTTTTTCTTTCGCGTATTTATATGCGCTTCGAACGACGTGTTCGATTTCGGCCCGTTCTACCGGCGGGATAAGTTTGATGTCGTTATAGTCGGATTCGATCACTTCCTGCGTCTTGTTCATGGACAAACCAAAGTCCCGGCCCCGGCAAGCCACGATATAAAGAGAATTTGTTTGCCCTTCACCTTTCGGGATTATCGGCATCCCGGCGAGTAATTCTTTGAACCGTTCGATATTGAGAGGATCATCATCGATGAATCCGGGTTCCGGCTCCGCACCTTGTTTTTCAATCTTTGGCCGAATAATGATATCGAGAATTGAAGAGGGACAGGTTAATAATTTTTCAGGACCGCCAAAAAGAATATCGTAACGCTTAAAAGTTTCTGGGTGGATTGATTCAGGCCCCACAACATAAAACGGCCCGTATCGAAATTCAATTCCTGGATATTTTGGGTGATACAATCCGATCTGGGAGCCGGGGGGAACGTCTAAATAAATATGGAAGCCGCCGGTCCCAGTCTTGACCAAAAAAGTTTTTGTTTCCCATCCGACCGGCAACCCTGAATCTTCCGTGAGTTTTTTGAAAGATTCTTTTCCCGGTGCGTCTTTCTTGACATCCACATCGATTACGAGGCGAGATTCACAATGAACGCCGTAATTACCCAGGATATCCGCCCGGCAAAGCTCCGGATCTTTCGGGATCTTTCGCCAATCGGTTCCTTTTGGGAGTTCCGGCTTTTTACCGTTGAGCGGAAAAATCCGATACCCCGCCTTGGCAAATCTCGAAACGATATCCATTTTCAGATATCGAATTCAGTTGGGAGTACGAGTTGTTTTTGGATTTCCGCGCCCATGATGAAATATCTGGCGCCGGTCTTTCCTGCTTTGATTTGATTTCGGCGAATGCGATTTAAAACGCCGTTGTGCGTCATTCCCAAAAGTTTCGCTGTTTCGAACACGGAGAATACCGCATTCGGATCGAGCGTTTTAATTCCTTCCAAGTCAGGGGCTTTCATTTTTTTCTCCTTAGTCTCTGTGATATAAAATTCGTTCGCCGCCACCCGTGGCATAGCGATAGATTGCTATAAGCAGAACTTCATCGTGCGGTGTTAAAATTGCGGGTTGCATAGCTTCCAAACGCTCAATAAGTAGAGAATTCCGTTTACACCGGAGGCGTTTAATTTCATCGATGAGCGCTTTAGCGTTTTGCCATTTTAGCATTGTAGCTTTATCCTAATTTTGAATGACGCAATATTATTCCCATTCTCAAATTAATTCAACAAAAAATTTCATTATTTTTTAAATACCTTCATCTGGTGTGTCATAATGATACACTCTACCATTACCGGTGGTTTTTTCGGGCGTAAATGCTTTTGACATTTCGCTTCCAGTTGATATTTCCGCGCAAATCTACAGACGGTGGGCAATACCGATCGGCGAGAAATTCTATAAATTCTCCCGGCCTTCCTGCTTTATCCCAGCGGATTAAATTATTCCGGACCGTGTTGGAGCAAATTTTTTTGCATTCGTCGTACCCATTGCACGGTACAGACAGAATACCAAAAGGTTTTTTTGCTTTCGCTCCACCTTCGGCGATATAGATACTCTCAACAAGTGCCGGGATATTTATTTCCTCCGTTGTCGCCGCTTGAATTTCCGGGGTAAATACCACGGCGAATATTAGCAAGAACGCAAAAATGAATCGCATACAATTGTCCTTTCGTTTTTCTAGTGAAGGTCGAACGCTCTCCCGGCCAATACCGGGAGAGCCATTCGACCAAAGCGGTTTTTGTGCGCGGTGTAAAATAATCGTTCATTTTTTCAAACGTGCTTTTCTTATGAGATTTTTCCACTTTTTAAGAATCTCATCTCGATAATTTCTGCTCTCCGGATCAAGATCAAATTCCCGCTCTATCACGAATTCAAGCGCTTTAATAATTTCATCTTGAAGAGTTACTTTAGTCTTATCGGGTTTCATTATTTTAACCTCCCTAATTTTTTGACGTTAAATGGCTTCCTCGATATACTCGTCGATCGCTTCATTAATTAGCCGGTCCAGTTCCGCCGGTGGGATCGCACCATTAACGCGCCGGGTTACGTATTCTGAACTAAACCGAAATTCACGTTCATTAATCCGGATCACGGTGTCAAGTGTACCGTCATCGATCAATGACGCTTCGTAATGCTTACCATCAACTAGATATCGCATGGGGTTTTTCCTCTCTTTAGTTTTTGAACAGCAATTTACAATTCAATTGTGATAAACGTACCATCGAAAAATCGAATATATAGTCGCTTGTTATCCCCTAATTCAAACTTTGATGCTCTACTCCATTTAATTGGACGTGACAATTGCGGAATCGTAGACGCTTCGATTATCTCTCTACCGGCGGCCAATACTTGAGCATGGTTCCTGCTTATCTCTTGTGTTGAATATCCCATTTCGTCATCCTCCGTTTTTTTTGTTAGTCTCATCAGATAGCGCTTTACGCTATGACGCTGCTTTACTCAGCAGCGTTTCGACTTTATCCCCGCGCCATTAATAGCCGGATAATTTGCTTTAGTTCATCCGGCTCAAGGTTTAAGAATTTTGTTTTGTTCCCTTTGCCGTCGAATATCTGAATGCTTGGCTTATATTCGCACGGTGAGAGATTCAGCATTTCAAGTTCTCGCGTTCTATAATTGAGAGTCATTTCATCCATTGAATTTTTTCCTCCCTTTGGTTTGTCCGGCCTTAGTTTTGGCTTGCCGCTGTAATGACGCGTTCCGCTTCTTCACGTTCTATTCTATGGCAGCCGATTAAAAGATGATCCGCTGCAATCTCGCGCACGGTATACCCGGAAATTGTTGCGCCATTCTCAAGCGTTCCCGCTTGCCAAAGGCCCAACATTACCACGGCAGCGTGGAAATCGACTTTCGCGCCGTGTGAAGTCTCGACGATCCGGGCCATTTTTTCCGAATCATACACCACGCGCAATCGAACCGGGAGACTTTGAAAGCCGTGATAATACGGCCCATCATTTGTGGCCCATTTTTCAAGGTTCGGGATTTGTTGCTTTGCGCGTTCCGCCGCTTCCGTTTCTCGCCGTTTTTCTGCCGCTTCCATCCGGACTTGTGCTGCTATCCCTTTTTTTGTGAGTGTTTCAATTTCCGCCGATGTGAAGGGACAAGCGGCTATCTTTGCCGCTTTGCGCCGCAATTCTAGTGGGATTTGCTTTGCAAATATGCGGCAGTATTTGCCCAAAGAATCCGCCGCAATATTTGCGTGTTTTGCGTAGGCGTTTGAGTGTATCGAGGCCCGGAACGCGCGGCCTTTTAAGTCAATAAATTGACGCTCAAGATACTTAGCGTTTTTGGCGTGGTTGATATCAGCGTCCCCAAGTCCGGACCACACTTCCGGAACCGTGAAAAGAATTTTAGCATCTGATATCGCGTTCCGAACGCAGTTCTTGTGGTGAGCTGTGGTAGATGAACACTCTTGAGCTGTGAAAAGTATCGTCCCATTGTTGAGAATATTTGCTATCGGAAAATGCTTCCCATAGCTGAATATTGTTCGGCCCTCAAAAAACATTGAATTCGCTTTTCCATCGTTTTGTAATTGCCGTATCCAAATGTGCGGTAGTTCTACATTCGTGAAATGTGTTCGCATTGTTTTACCCCCCATTTTAGTTTTTTGTTTTGTTGGTGTTGTTTGATCCATGCTATATTACCGGCTTCGAAAATATTATACTTGATTGATTTTTTAGTGTCAAGGTCGTTTAGTGAATTAATTGAAATAGTTTAACAGGTCTGAGTGTTAATTCTATTATCTCTAATACTCCTGAAAATAGAAGAAGAAGTGTGTCAAAATGACACATGTGTGCGCGCGTGAGCGCGCGCGTATATATAGTGTTTATAAAAATGGTTGAAACGCTCCTATCTACTCAACTATTTCAACATCACGCCACAAATCAAACACACAAAGACAACAAACCCCACAAATCAACACTCATAAGACACATAACACACACAAAGCGCAAGAGCCGCAATTCTAACACGCTCATTATTCACATAACACAAAGTAATCAATCACATTATGCACACATTTAAAAATAATCAATCGCCCATGCCTATGATCCCATTCAATCCAATTCCATATTTGTTTTACCCACCCCTGGGGGTTTCGGATGACCCTATGGGCATCCATCAGGGATTGTGATCTTGATGGGGATGGTACCCACCCACACCCACATTTTTTCCAAAATTTGACCTCTAATTTTTCAACTTATTCATACACGCATTTTTTCTAAAATTTGACTTCTAAATTTTCAAATAACTCACACTCACATTTTTAAGAATATAATTTCTCTTGACAACTAATTCTTGTAATTCTATCCTACGCACAATTTAAAAATAACAGTTCCAAATAAAAAGGAGAATATCATGGAGAAAGTTAAGGAAAAAATCAAAGGGGTGAAAGGGATCAAAATCTTCGTGCATGGTCGGTATTACTACAAAACAGAAACGGCCAAAGGAACCAAACCTTACGAGATGGTGGTGCGTGCGGCCTCTCTGGAAATGTTTCGGGAGTCTTCACAGAAATATCTCGGGACCGACGACAACGGCCAACCAAAATTCAGGACGAACTCATACCTGAATATCCGTGGTCAACTCAAGAAACGGCTTTTGCCGATTCTGCTTCAGCGAAAATTCCCGGATTTTGCGCGAGTGCGTTTCGTGGTGATCGACGAGATCGTGTCGGAAACGGGCGAAAAACTCGATCTCCCAATCAATCTCCGCTCAAGGACGCAATTGACTGCAATGGTCAATGACGAGAACATCCCGATCGATCCGGCGGAATACCTGGAAATCGACGACCTTCGCACCGATATTCTCGAATACATCCAGGAACCTGAAACTTTCCTGAAAAACAAACCCAGTCGGGACCGGCGGCGGCAGGAAGAACGCCAATTCATCGAGATGAACGATCTCGGCGACGAAACCCTTCCTCCGATCCACGACACGATCGAACGCCCGAGAATGCCCACGATTCCGGAAACCCTGGCGCGGGTCGGTGATGGTGCAAGGGTACCGATGGGTGGTGTGTTAGATGCCGATTGATGTTCTGCCACCGGATATAATTTATCCGCCGGGTGAGAATGTCGCGGTATTGAAATCAGGGGAACGGTTGCCGGTGGGCCCACGACAACTGGCTCCGTCCGAGATTGTCGCCCAAATCAAAGATGCGGTGTCTTTGCCGTACATGGGCAAGGAATCCGACAAAATCGGAATGACTCTGATTGAGGCCGCGATCTATTCCGCCGCCAAAAAAGCCGCTGATGGCGATCTTGACGCACTCGAAAAACTTTTAAACCGTTTGATGGGAAAACCGATGCAAACAGTTGTTCAGGCTTCTGGAACCTTGAGGGAGTTCTTGGATGGACTTGCACGCTCTGACTCCGGCGCAAGCGGCGATATTGATCCGCTTGCGGAATAATCTCGAATACTACGCCCGAAATTGTTTGAAGATTGTTGACAAACAAGGCGTCGTCCTCCCTTTGATTTTTAATCGGGCGCAACAGTACATCCATTTTCGTCTTGAAAAACAACGGGTCGAGACAGGAATGGTCCGGGCGGTGATTTTGAAAGGCCGACAGCAAGGATGCACGACGTATTTGCAAGCCCGGTATTTTCACCGGACGAATTTTAATTCGAACTTGTCCGCCTATGTACTCGCCCACCAGGTTGAATCCACGATTAAAATCTTCGGAATGACTCAAACGTTCCGGCGGAATCTTCCGCAGGATTTACAAATCCCACTGGAGAAAGATACCGAACGCGCTATGACGATGGAGAACGGATCGGGGTACAGTGTCGGTACTGCCGGATCCGCACAGATCGGACGGGGAATGACAGTGCAACTTTTCCACGGATCAGAAGTGGCGTTTTATGAAAATGCCGATCAACTGTCCACGGGATTGATGCAGACGGTCGCGGATGTCGCGGGAACAGAATTGATTTTTGAATCAACGGCCAATGGACCGGGGAACTTTTTCTACGATCTCGTCAATGGCGCGATCGGCGGGAAGAATGGGTTCATCCTGATTTTTATTCCGTGGTACTGGCAAGAAGAATACACCGATCCGGTTCCACTCTCCGAGAAGGATCTCGACGACAAAGAGCAGAAATATTATGCGGCGCACAAGAACGATGGCCTCACACTTTTTCATCTGGCCTGGCGGCGGAGAAAAATTGCGTCATTCGGCGGGGAAGAGTGGAAATTTATTCAGGAATATCCGTTCAACCCGGAAGAAGCATTTGTGAAAGCAGAGGGGAGATTTTTTGATCTCCCCCGAGTGTACGCCGCTCGGGGTCGGAAAGTCTCGAAAGATCCGTTTTCACCGCTCATCATCGGGATTGACCAGGGACGCACGGGGGATTCGACGGAGATTTGTCGGAGGACGGGGAGAATTATCCACCCTTTTGAATCGATTCCGGGGGATGATGGAGTGGAAAGAGATATGCGATTGGCCGGACGAGTGGCGCGGATCATCGAAATTGAAAAACCGGATTTGGTGGTGTTCGATGTCACGAACGAACACGGAGCCATGGACCGGCTTCATGAACTCGGGTATTCCCGGCGATTGGTGAAGGGAGTGCATTTTGGGGAAAAGGCGGTGGATCCGACACGGCATCGGAATATGCGGGTGCAGATGCACTTTGATTTTCGCACGTGGTTTGAGGATCCGGATGTTTCGATCCCGGACGACCAAATGTTTGTGACAGAAATTGGATCGATACCGAAAGAAAAAGAAACGAGCAACAATGTCGCGTATCTGGTGTCGAAGGACGATATCAAAAAAGATTTGCGGTGGTCACCGAATAAACTGGACGCTGCGATTTTGACGTTTGCTTTTCCGGTCCGGCGACGGGTGAAGGCGGAAGGGAGTTTGGCATCAACAAACTCGGTGAAGAGTGAATATAAATCCCGGTTACGGAGCTTCAAAAAAACATGATACTTCAAGAATGGGATATCACGCTCACGTTGACAGAAGATAGGGAATATCTTTCAGAATTAATTCGTAAAAATAAATACAGCCTTTTGAACGATCGAGGGATTCAGAAATTACTTGAGTACGTGCGATACGTTTGGGTGGGAACGACAGGTGGGATACCGGGTGGGGTTCTATTTTTTTGCTATTACCCGAGTGTAAACCGATGGACGTTTGATGCCTACAAAGAGGACGAATTATTAAAAAGTATTGACAATAAGGGAAATTTCAGTTATAGAGCAGGTAAGTTAGTGCTTGATTGGTTCTTTCAACAAAAATTTTCGGAGACAATTTTTACGATGCACGACGTTACAAACCGGGGAGCGACGATAGTGTGTAAGAGATTGGGGTTTAGGCCAGTCGAATGTTCCGACGGTTTTATCACGTTAGAACGGAGAGCATAACATGGGGGAAACACCAGTATGGAAATGGATTGTGGCCGGGGCAAATCCACTTGCTGCGATTCCGGGGATTTCTCCGTATTACGATTCAGGCGAATCTGACGAAGGTTCGGGAGAATCCAGTGATCCGAATGGTTTGTCACCTTCAACACCGGATGTCGGGAATGTTTCGGATGTCGGAAGTCTTGAACAACAGGCCGCGCAAAGACGTTTGGCAAGGATGTCAAAGTATTTTACTACTCCTACAGGGGTTTTAGATACCCCGACCGGTTCTTCCGGAGTTTTTTGATGGCCGTCCATCCCGATCTTATCAAAAAAGAATTTGCCGCAGTTAAGTCTCGCCGTACCCCGTGGGAAAATGTTTGGGAATTAATCGCCCGGTATATTTTTCAACGAAAACAGGGTTTTACCACGATTTCTACGCCGGGGGATTTTTACACCCATGAAGACGTTTTGGATAACACCGCCGGGCAAGCACATCAAACCATGGTGTCTTCGTTGGACGGAGCGCTTTGGAAAAATGGTGGGCGAACTTTTCGGATAAAAAAACCTCGACAAGCGCGAGACACAAAAGAGATTCGAGAATTTTACGCAGAGATTAATGCTCGGGTTCAGGGGCAGATGGAGCATGAGAATTCCGGATGGGGAACGGCCCGGCAGGAAGCACTCGCAGAAGGATCGGCATTTGGAACAGACGCGATCGGAATTTTTAAAGCCAAAAAAGGTTCACAGCATAAAATCGAGTATCGGAGTCTCCCGCTAAAAAACCTTTACGTCGTTGAAGATGCTCGGGGTCGAGTGGTAAAAGAATTTTACGAATTCGAGTACGATGCCTTTCAACTGGTAGCGGAATACGGGGCAGAGGCGAAAACGGATAAAGTTAACGCCGCCATTGAAGCAAATAACCGAGACACAAAATTCAAAGTGATTTGGCTTGTCCGGCCCAATGAAAGTCCGGATACGATCAAACAGTCGTATGAGTCGATCCATATTCTTTCTGACGACAACAAAATTCTTCGCCATGGTGGGTTTAATGGGAACAGTATCGTGGTTTCAAGATTTTATAAAAACGAGGGAGAAGAATACGGACGGTCGCCAGGGTATAACGCGCTTTCTCCGACGATTGAGTTAAACGGGGTAGTTGAGATCATCACGCAGGGCGGGGAACTTACGGCTCTACCGTCTTGGTATGTTTTAGACGACGGGACATTTGGGAATGGGACGATTGATCGATCACCTGGGGGCGTGATCCCGATCGACGTAACCTCTTCCCGAATTACAGGGATGGCTCCGATTGGTCAGATTGGAGCCGTAGGTTCTCTTGCGCCTCTTCTGAAACTTGTCGAATGGTTGACTTTTGAAATCAAGGCACATTTTTTGAATGACAAATTGACGGATTTGAATAACACCACTCGAATGACTTTGGGTGAAGCGCAAATCCGGAATGAACTTCGGGCGGATAATACAGGGGCGATTTTTTCACGACAATTGGAGGAAAAATTTACTCCGGTCATTCGGAGAACGATTGCGATTTTGGAAGAAGAGGGGGATCTTGGGATCGAGCCTGGATCAGATCTATATAAGCAGGGTGTTGCTTCAGGGAAAATGATTTTAGAGATCCCGTCTGAACTTCTTGATCTTCGAAAACAAGGAGTTGAGATTTACCCGATTGAATATATTTCTCCGGCGGCGAGGATTTTACGTTCCGAAGAAGTACGCGGATTAATTTCTCTCTGGCAATTTGCAACGACGTTTTCTGCGGCGGCTCCGGAATTGATGTTATGGATCAACAAGAGAAAGACTATGCCGATGGTTCGGGATCTTTACGGTGCGCCGGAAGATTCGATCATATCGGAAGAAGAATTTGAATTGGCTTATGATGAATGGAAAAAATCCCAGGCAGAGCAACAACAAATTCAAGCAGCGGCAATTGCGGCGGAAATTGCTGCTAAGACGGCATCCGCAAATCAACAAAATGCCCAAGCAGCCGCCACAAAAGGCGGGATGAACGGGCTAGTAAATGGAGGCGGCGCAGGAATGGCCGATATGATTGCATGAACGAAGTCAACCTCGAAGAAGCGGCAAAATCCGCGAAAGCAAAAGAAGATGCAAGGGTGGAGGTAAAACGGATTCTTGAGGAAGCACGAATCGCAATCAACAGCGCGAAAGAAAACAAAAGTGTGGAGATTCTTTTGCGGTATTTGATGCGACTCAGTGGTTTCTATCAGAAGCCGATCGTTGTTGGGGTCGATGGTGATGTGAAAGTGAATGCCACACTTTTTAATTCAGGACGGGAAGCGTTGTATCATGACTTGAGAACCTTAATGTCCGCAGAGACAAAAAACCTCGTTGAAAGGAGTGAATAACATGTTAAGAATTTTCTCATTTTTAATGCCTAAAATTTTTTATTCATTTGCTGAGGGAGATGGCGGGGCCGGTGCGGGGGCCGGTGCGGGGGCCGGTGCGGGGGCCGGTGCGGGGGCCGGTGCGTTGACGATTACTGCTGAATCGATCGGAGCTTTGCAAGGGGACGGTTTTCGTTCTCTTTTTCCAAAAGAGATTCAGGCGAAGCCGTATATGAAAGATGTGAATACCTTCGGAGATTTTGTGAAGAAATTTGATGGGGCGCAAAGTCTCTTGGGCCAACGGGCGGTTCCGGATGCGAATGCAACTCCGGAACAGTGGAAAGAATTTCACGCAAAGACCGCACCGAAAACGGCGGATGAGTATAAATTTTCTGGGAGTGTTGATGGGCTAGATCCGGAATTTGTGAAGAAAGCGGGAGAAGCAAAATGGCTTCGTCCTCTTCTTCATGCGGCCCAAGTAAGTCCACATCAAGCGAATATTCTTTTTCCGGGATTTTTGAAAGTTGTGAAGGAAGCGGAAATCGCAGATCAAAAAGCGCGGGATGCTTCGTTCGTTAAGTTATCGTCCGAACTTTTCAAGGATCAAAAAGAAGCGATCGTTTCCAACGCAAAGAAATTTCTGGCTTCGCATTTGCCGGATAACATTAAACCGTTACTGGACGGTTTGGACGATAAACAGTTGACTACCCTCATTGCGGTTACGGATGGTTTGGCGAAAAAATTCACGGGCGAAGATCCGTTCCGTGGTGGTGGTGCGGGGGCGGCGGCCGGAGGTGGAAATACCCGAGAACAATTGATCGCGCAAATGCAGGAGATTCAGAAGGATCCATGTTATTCTGATCCGTTCAAAGATCGTCCGAAACATGCAGAACTTCTTCAAAAAATGGAAGTAATCAGAGGAAAGTTAAAAGTATTACAAAGTGGAACTTGACAGGTTTGAGTAACCGTGGTATTTATATCGTTAAGAAGTACAGAGTAAATTTTCCAGTGACATTTAAGTAATCGTCCGGGTTTCCGGGGATCGACGAACGAATAGCTGGGTCAACCAAAAAAGGAGGGAGCCAATATGTCGTGGGATACGGTACAAATTACCGAATTCAATGCGGCTCTTGATGTTCAAGAGCAGCAAATGACTTCCCGCCTATTGCCTTATGCCGTTCGTAAACCCATCAATGGTGACGATTTCGCCTACGATGGGCTTACGGAAGTTCAGGCGTATCATGCGAATGGCCGGAACCCGGATATTCAGCCCTTGGAGGCTTCGTTTACCCGTCGAAAAATGTCGCGGGATCGGGTGGTTGTGACTTTGTTGGTGGACAACAAAGATGTTCGTGGGATGTTGACGGATCCGCAGAGCCAGTTGGCTGCACTTTGTATCGCGGCAGTCGAACGCGAAACGGATCGGGTGATTTACGATGCGTTGTTTGCAACCGTTTACACAGGTCGCAATTTTGGCACGTCGGTGTCGATGGCGACCGATGGTGTGACGACGGTTGACGCAACCGCCGGGTTCACCTATGAAAAGTTGCTCGAAATTCGCGCCAATTTCATTGACGCAGAAGTGGGCAACCAGGGCCAGGTTCCGATCGCCATCGGGATCTCCGGGGATGAGCATACCGATCTGATGAGCGAAGTCGAACTCACCAGTGGCGATTACACGTCGCAGTATGTGATCCAGAAGGGGATCATCACGCAGGCGCTTGGGATGGATCTCGTCGCTTTTGGTGGCGGGTCCAGTATTACAGATCCGATTTTAGAAATTGACACCTATCGGATTTCGTTTGCGTTGGCTACCAAAGGTGTCGCGCTCGGGATTTCCCTCGATCGGAAAGTCGAAGTTAAAGACTATCCTACGAAGATCGAAACGAGCATTATCAACGTAATCAAGGAACTCGGTGCGGTTCGTACGCAAGGTGTCCGGGTTCAGAAAATCAACCTAACCCCGTAGAAAGGAGCGAAAACCCATGGCTGCTTATAATGATTTTGTGACGCAGAATGCGTCAAGCGTTAAAGCCGACGTTGATGTTTCTGCTCGTTTTTGCGGAGCGCCGGTGAAAAAAGTTGCTTTCAGTTTTGAGAAAGCGGCTGCCGATATCGATGCCTCGATTTGGCGGATTGCTCGCATTTCACCTTTTGCTAAGATCCTTAGCTTTAAGTTGGCTTGCGACAACATCACGTCATTGACGGATCTGGATGTCGGTTTTTACAAACCTCTCGAAGTCGGTGGGACCGAGATCGACAAAGATTGCATCAAAGACGGTCTTGATCCTCATACGGGTCAGACGGCATTGGTCGAACTGTACATCAAGGCGACAGGGATCGATGAAGTCGGGAAAGAAGCATATTTGCTTGCCGGAGTGACAGCGGCGAATGCGAAGAAGTACGGAGCGTTTGACGTGTGTTTGACGGGCAACACTGCGGGTGCCGATACCGGTACCATTGCAGGAGTTCTCGAATATATCGAATAAAAAGAAGCGAGGGATAGATTATGGGATCTCCGGTTTCACCCGTTGAAGTCTGTAATCTATCCCTCGATCTTTTACGGCATAATCAACTTATTTCGAGTATTGAAACCCCCGAAACCGAAGAAGAGGCGTTGGCTTCTCGTTGGTATCAATCTCTCCGTCGGGCGACTCTCCGGATGTTCCCCTGGAATTTTGCTCGGAAGCGTTCAACGCTTTCTCGAATTTCTACGGCTCCTGAATTTGGATATTCTGATGCGTATCAACTTCCCAATGATTACATCAATTATGTTTTTATTGGGGAAGATCCCATCGATAATATTGAGACTGACTTTGTTATTGAAGGCGATCAACTTTTAATTGATAATGATGGAGCGTCTTCTTTAGAATTATGTTATATCTACGATGTTGAAGATGTCGTTATTTTTGATCCTATTTTCCTGATGCTCTTGGTTTCAGAGTTGGCCGTCGTTTTTGGAAATTCCATAACCGGTTTGAATAAGAGTATTGCGGGGATGGAGAGATTGCGCGACCGTTGGGAAGCAAAAGCGAGGGCAAAAAACGGACAAGAGAATCCGCCCCGTGGGAGATATGTTAGTCCACTGCTTACTAAACGGAGGGGTGCGCGAAGATCAGGGTCTTCTGATGGCACGCACTTGTTTTCTTAATGCCCCTCAATTTTTTCCAGAACTCCTTCGCATCCGGGGAATTATCTCCCGAAGTTTGGGCAAGGAACGATCGTCCGTTTTATAAAAACGGTTTAGAAATCTGCCGCAATTTTACGCCGCTATTAACCGGTGGTTGCCGATTCCGTCCAGGTACCGGGTATAGTGTACACACCCGCTTGAATAACGATGCCTTCGGTCTTCCTTTTCGTTTTAATGTTGATCAAGCGTATTCCCTTGAATTTACGGATTACAAACTTCGTATTCACAAAGATGGCGGGGCGTTACTTGAAACAGCGAAAACCATTACCGGTCTTGTTGTTGCTACGGGGGTAATTACAAGCGCGGCGCATGGATTTTCAACAGGGGATGAAGTATTTATTGACGGACTTGTTGGGCCGGATATTTTGAACGATCAATTTTATTTGGTTGTGAAAGTGAATGATAATACGTTCACGTTAAAAGACGTGGACGGGACCGCCATCGATACTACGGAAATGGATGCGTATGTTTCTGGGGGAACCGCTGCGAGGGTTTACGAAATTACCTCTCCGTATACTGCGGCGGAAGCAAAGGTGGTTAAGTATTGTGGGACCGCAGACCTTATGTATCTTTTCCACCCCGATCACGAACCTCGGGTACTTATTCGTTCAGGGGCAACCTCTTGGTCGATTGCTACATACACCAGATATTCCGCGCAGTGGGAGATTACGGGAATTACGAATGCGAATCCCGGAGTAGTTACGACAAAAACAGATCACGGGTTAACCGCCGGGGATCGGGTGTATATCGCGCAAGTGGTCGGAACTTCTGAGGTAAATCACACCGAGTTTTTGGTGGGGACAACGGGTGCAAAAACGTTCGGGTTAAAGACTTTGGCCGGGGCGGATGTGGATACCACCAATTATGGTGCCTGGGTTTCTGGTGGGAAAGTGGCGATTGTCCGGGATCTAGGGTTGGCTATCACTGCGATTACTCAAGCGGCTGCGGGGATAGTGACGATCACCGGACATGGGTATTCGACGGGGGATAAAATTTATATTGATGGCATTGTAGGAATGACGGAACTGAATGCTCAATTTTATTGGGTTAAGAAGATTGACGCGAATACTTTTAGTCTCACTGATGAGATGAGTGTTGATGTCGATACTACGGGGTATACGGCATATACCTCGGGGGGAACGTCACAATATATTCACGGGCTTTTTACTAAGATTGGGGATTTTCCCGGTGCTGGGAGTTTTTACGGCGGTCGAATGGCTATCGGCGGAACGGATAATGACCCCGATACTTTTTGGTTATCCCGTGGTCCGGATTCTGAAACGGGGGAAACGGAGTTTGACGATTTTTCTATCGGTACGGAAGATACGGATGGGTGTATTTATCTTATCCCAGCTCTGAATTTTCAAGCGCATCGAATTTATTGGTTCAGTGGTGTTCCAAATTTTATGATTGTCGGGACATCGAGCGGAATTTATAAAGCTAACGGCGGGTCCGACGGCGCGGCAATTACCCCCACGAATATTGCAGTTACCCCAGTGTCAAGCGTTGGGGTTGCGGATATGATGCCGCTTGTCGTTAATAACCAAACGTATTACATCGAGCAAGGTGGATTAACTTTACGGAGTTTTGGGTACAGTTTATTGGATGATTCATATAAGGCGTACGATAAAAGCGTTGTTTCTGAGGGGATTACCCAGGGTGGAATTGTTCAGTTGGCTTACGCGAAGGGCCGCCCTGAAATTATTTATGCGGTTCGCGCAGACGGTGTTTTGTTGTCCTGTACGATTCTTGAATCAGACGACGTTGCGGGATGGGCGCGAGTGTATTTGGGCGGTGATGGAATCGTGTTAAGTGTGGTGACGGAGCCTAAAAGTTCTGGGTTTGACCGAGTAGGTATGATTGTTGAGCGGACAATTAATAGTGCGACACGACGGTACATCGAGTATTTAACGACCGATCCCGAAGTCCCGGATCCGGCGGAATATTTTTCTGATGTTTATAGTCAAGATGCGGATGAAGAAACTTTTGAGAAAATTGTTTTTGAGATGCAGAAACAATTTGTTCGTTTGGATAGTTCTTTGGTTCGGGATACAGTCCAGAGCGTTGTGCTTACTCTTGGGGCCAAGACAGGAGCTTCGGTTACTGCGACAGCGGCTTCCGGGGTTTTTAAATCCACACATGTGGGGCAATATGTTTTTGCAAAATTTTTGACAGGGGAAGAAACCGGAATCGCAGAGATTATCGGGTATACATCTTCGACAGTTGTAACAGTGAAAATTCTGGAAGACTTTGATGCGACAACGTATGCCGCTGGAGCGTGGTATTTAACGGATCAGACAATAACAGGTCTGGGGCATTTAGAGGGAGAAGTTGTTGGGGTTGTTACTGACGGGGCAATTCATCCGGATGAAACGGTTGAAGACGGACAAATTGTTTTGGATTATCCCGCTCGTTACGTTATCATTGGGAAACGGTATGTTGGGTTAGGCCGGTCATTGGATCTTGAAGTAGAGGGGGTTCCGGGAACGGCGATCGCACGGCGGAAAACGGTTGAGACTTTATTCGTAAGGTTACGGAATACTCTTGGGGGTCGATTTAGTACAATCAGTTTTTACGAGGCAAAAGAATTATTGTTCCGAAGGGAGGGGGCCAGTTTCTATGATCGACCTCCGTTGTTGTATTCAGGGTTAAAAAATGTTCCGAATAAGGACGGGTATTCGAACGAAAAGCGATTTTATTTTATTCAGGATCAACCATTACCGATGGAGATTTTGGCCGTAGTTCCTTCGGCAGATATTGGGGAGGAAGAATAATGATCGGTCAACTCATACAAGGTATTGGGCGGATTTATGCCGGGTATTCCGCATATAAATCTGCTTTTGGGGAAGCGTCGTTATTGGAAGAACAGGGGTCTTTGACTCGGGATGATTATTTTAAACAGGCGGCACTCATTAAAGATTCAGGTGAACGTCTTCGCGCTAAACAGACGATGGATTATGTGAGTGCGGGGGTTGAAGTTGTGGGGACACCGTTATTAGTATTGAAAGAAACTTTGTCTCGTTCTTATGCCCGTGCGAGTTCCTACGAAACAACAGGGGGAAACTATCAGGCGTTATATAATCGGAAGGCAAAAATTATGAGAAGTGAAGGCCGAGCGGCCCTTATTTCCGGAATTCTACAAGGTACTGGAATGGCAGTGGGAGGAATTGAAAGTGCCGCAATGATGGCGGGAGGGGCGATATGAGTAAAGGAAAAATAACAGAATACGAGCAAGGATCTTTTTCTCCGTCAGCAGTTGGGACTCCGGGGATGAATAGGGCGGGATTAATTATCGCCCAGGGGATTGAATCTATCGGTCAAGCGTTAGCAAAACATGAGGATACTTCAGATACCTTGTCTGCCATGGATAAATTTGGAGAATTTCAGCTTCAGTATTCGCAGAAGAAACTAGATCTCCAAAAACTATATCAGAATAATCCGATGGAGTTTGCAAAAGCGGCAAAAGAAATGTCTGAAAAATTGGCGGATGATTTTTCAAGTGGTATGTCTGGTGGGGTGGCAAAAAAATTCAGGGCTTTGTCCACAAATTCGATTGCCCAGGATACAGATAACAATGTTTCTTGGGCTTTTAAACGGGATATGGAAATTCAGGTTGGGAAAATTTCTTCGATAAAACAGAATATCGCTTTGAAAGCATCTATGGTTGGGTCGGCTAAAGATCTTGCCGAGATTCGAAGTGATTTTTTGGCGGTCAGTTCAGAATCGCAAAAATTTATCTCAAAGGAAGACGATGATAAGTTGACAAAAACGTATTGGGATCTCTCTAAGAAAAACGCTATGAATGCTCAACTTATGGGAAGCCCTAATCGTCTAAAAGCCGATTTGGATAGCGGGGCGTACAATGGGATCCTTGATCCGGATGAAGTAAAAACATATTCGGATAAAGCCCGAAACGCGATTCAAAATCGAAATTTTGATGATTTATACCGTACACTTTTCATGGCCCAGGACAAAACACTCAGTTTTGTAAAAGGGTTGGATGATGGAACAATGAATGTAACGGATTTGATCGCCGAACGGGAAGCGGTTTATGCGAACCGGAAGAAAGATTCAACCCCTGAAGCGGAGGCCATGACCACGGCGTATTTGAATAATCTTGATGCGCTAATCGCCGGTCAAACCCAGGCGATTCTCAAGACACCTTTCGGGGCGGAGAAACGAAAAGAAATTCTTGGGGATTTTAATCGTGCATGGGAAATGTATTTAACAGAAAAGCGGGACAGTCAAAAACGTCCCGATCCATCCGATTTAACAAAGGAGTTGGATCTCTACAAGAAACTCCAGGATGCTAAAAATTCCGGGTTAATAACTCCCAATGAGTTTAACGATAAAGTTTCGATTATGACTACCAAACATAGTTTGGGGAAAAATGACATTGGTGGGGCTATGCCTTTTAATCAAGCGATTGATAAGGCTGGAGCGGTATCGGGATGGTGGTTGTGGCAAAAAGGTAATGATGTGATCTCTGCCGGTTATCGGCAAATTAAAGACGCGATCGACCGAGAATATCCCGAACTTTTACCAGAGGAACGTATGGCGCTTAAAGCGCAAATGCTTTCTCAGTTTCATCAACAGGTGAAGGATACCCCTCCTGAGATATTAAAGTCTATGACTACGGAGAA